GCCACGATCACCGTAGCGGTCACGTTTTAGGGAGGCGGGAAATGGTCGATATTCGCGACGTGGCGGTGCAGGGCACGGTCACGCTGACCGTTATGGACGCGCCACCCCTCGTTCCCGACCTCCCCACCGGCGCGCCATGGTTACAGACGATCGAAGGACGCGCGCTGGACCTGGTCAATCCGGACCCGGCGACGATCAATTTCCGTACTATTGCCGTTACGCTGGCGCGCGTGCCGCGCTTCGCTGGTCAGACGACAAAGGGCGTGTTGTCTGTCGCGCAGCATTGTTGCGAAGGTGCCCGCGCGATCATGCGTGACACCGGACGCCAAGACGCCGCGGCGGCATTCCTCCTGCACGATGCTCATGAAGCGTTCATTGGCGACATTCCAACGCCTGTCCTGAAAGCGATCCAAGCGCACGCGGTCCACACGACCGGCGATCTGCACAACGCCGATGTGGTGAAAGCGGCCGTGACTTCGCTCAAAGCGGTTCTGGACACGGCTGTCTATCAGGCCGCTGGCCTTTCGTGGCCGCTGGCGCCGGAAGTGCAGGAAATCGTCAAGGAATACGACGTTCGGATGCTCTGCACGGAACGGGCGCAGCGACTTGTTGCGCCTCCCCGCCCTTGGACGACGGTCGCTCCTCATGTCGAAGGGTGCGATCTGGATACCTGGTCCGAATTCACCGCGGCGTCGCTTTACTGGAACGCTTGTCACGCTTTGCTGCCTATTTTCGTTGACAGTTCACGCAAATATAAATAGGAATCGCGCCAATACTTCTCAAATGTTGGTGACGTCATGACGCAGGACGAGACATTTCGCGAACTGGCCCATCGCTTGGCGGAAATGCAAGCGTCATTCGTTTCGCAATCCTGCGCGCAAGCGATCCCTGATTATTGGGGACAGGCACTTTTCACAATCATCGTAGTAGGCGTGCTGGCGCTCGTCGTCGGCGTCGTTTGGACAGTCCGCTATTTGGAGTCGCACCATGGCTGACACTCGTCAGAAGAACAAGCGTTGGCGCTGTGCTGATGCGGACGGCTCGATCAATTACGAGCAAGCGCAACTCGCCACGCTCATGGACATTCGCGACGAATTGCAAACGTTGGTTCGGCTCGCCGAATGCTTCCGCATTCCCCGCGCGCTTGATGCGATGTACGAACTCGGCGTCGAGGCACGTCGTCGGAAGCGCCTGGCCGCGAAGCGGCGCAAGGCTGCACGGGCGAAGAAATGACCCCGATCGAAACCCTCAGTCTTCCCGGCGAACAGCGTCAACCTTGGTGGCGCAAGGTCAATCCGATCTGGTGGCTTTTCAACGACCAGGAACCGGACGCGCCAGATTGGTATCTGCCGGGTCGTAACGCGATGTGGCGCGAAATCGCATGGTGGCTTCGTAATCCCGCGTACAATTTCTTTCGTTACGTCGTCGGCCTCGAGGATCGCCCGATCGTAGTCACAGGTCCGGCGCCGGTGCTTGCTACCACGGCATTTGAGGCGTGGGGAACCTACGGATGGAAGTGGGCGCGCCTGCGGACACGCCGGTTCGTATTCCCGTTTGTCTCCTACGAAAGCGCACGTTGGATTCTCTATGCCGGTTGGTTGCCGAGTGGCGGCAGGTTTGGCGTGAAGGTGAACTATAAGACGCAATCCGGAGTGCAGTGGTTTTGAACCGTACCTACACGCTTTCCCCGACGTCCTGTCTTTTCCACGCGGACGCGCGCGAGGCGTTGCGCATTCTGCCCGATAATTCAATCGATGCCGTACCGTGCGATCCGCCTTATGCCTTGGTGTCGATCGTCAAGAGGTTCGGCTCGCCTAATGCTGCGCCGGCCAAGGGCAATGACGCCTATATGCGCGCGTCGGCGGGCTTCATGGGCAAGTCATGGGACACGGGCGAATGCGCGATGGACCCTGCATTTTGGGCCGAAGTGCTGCGCGTGCTCAAGCCAGGAGGCCATCTGGTCGCGTTCGGTGCCTCGCGTGGATATCATCGCATGGCGTGCGCGATCGAGGACGCCGGCTTTGAAATCCGTGACTCCTTTCTAGACCTGATCAATCCTGCTGATCCGTTTTGGCAGTTTTTCGATTCGCTGAATGATGTGCAGCGCGACGCGCTCATGCGCTGTATTGATCACGCGCGTCCCGGTGGGACACTGGCTTGGCTTTACGGCACGGGCTTTCCCAAATCGCACAACATGGATGGCGAATGGCAAGGTTTCGGCACCGCCCTTAAACCCGCCTTCGAGCCGATCGTGCTCGCGCGCAAGCCGCTGTCCGAAGGCACGATCGCCGCAAATGTGCTGCGTTGGGGAACCGGCGCGCTGAATATCGATGGGTGTCGGATTGAGGCGATGGACAAAACGCCTGCCCCCGTTGGGCAGTACGGCGGCAGCACAATCGGTCCCAACGGTCACAGCGGCATTCGTGACGGTTCGGCGGATTCTCTTGGCCGCTGGCCGGCGAACGTGATCCATGATGGCTCTGACGAAGTCGTGACTGCGTTTCCGTCTGCTGGCGGTCAACAGGGGCGCGCAAAGAACGGTGGCGCCAAGTCGGGCGCGATTTACGGCAAGTTCGCCGAGAATGTCACCGCCAATCCTGAACCTCGCGGTGACTCGGGCAGCGCTGCTCGTTTCTTCTACTCCGCCAAAGCCTCAAAAGCAGACCGCGCCGGCAGCAAGCACCCGACCGTCAAGCCTGTCGCGCTCATGCAGTGGCTTTGCCGGCTGATCACGCCGCCAGGTGGCACGGTGCTTGACCCCTTCGCCGGATCCGGCACGACCGGAGCTGCCGCGGCGCTGGAAGGTTTCAATAGCATCCTGATCGAGCGCGAAGCCGAATATGTGCAGGACATTTTAGCCCGTTTTGCCGTGGGCAAGGCTGCATAATTCTGTTGACAGTTTACAGATTCGGTGACAGGTTTCGAGGATGCAAGTCACCGTCACATGGCACAACGCGAACCCAAATACGATTTGGGGGAAACTGGCGCAGCGCCTTGGTCGTGAACCGACGAACGCGGAGGCGAAAGCCGAAGTCGAACGCATCATGACCGAAACAACGATTGAACTCGCCGGGGCGGGAAAGCTCCGGCATCAACGGGGACGGATATGACCACCCACATCATGCTCGATATTGAAACATACGGTACGCGTGTCGGCTCGATCGTGCTGTCCGCGGCGCTGGTGCGCTTCTCCGATGAGGCGAGCGTGTCGGTCAATCTCGACGTGCCGCATCAGGAAGCGCTTGGCCTTGCGTCTGACCCGGCGACGCTCGAATGGTGGTCACGACAGGATCCGGTTGCATATCAGGCCGCGCATGCGAACCCGCTGCCGCTCGCAACCGTCCTGCCCTACATCGGCCAATGGCTCGGATGGGCCGCCCCCGCAGGCGATTTCTTGATCTGGTGCCACGGCGCCACGTTCGATTGCCCGCTGCTCGAGGAAGTGTTCCGCCGCGCCAGCGTACCCTGCCCGTGGCAATACTGGCAGGTTCGTGACACGCGCACGCTGTACGACCTGGCCGGCATCGACGTGAAGAATTACGCGGTCCCGCCGCCTCACATCGCGCTCAACGACGCCATTGCGCAGACACGAGCCGCGAATGCTGCGCTTGCTATCCTCGCGCGGGCGCATGCGGGGGTTGCGGCGTGAGCAAACGGCAATGGCACACGCCGCAATTCCATGTTCTGAACGTGGACGTCTATAACACCGACGTCGGTGTGGCGGTGAATATGAGCGAAGATGCGGTCCTTCGCCGGATCGCAAAATTGCATTCCAACACCGACAATCTCGCGTCTCTCCGGCGCGACATATCCGGTTGGGACGACAACCCGGCGAATGTTGGTCGAATGGCCCCATTGGCCGGCGGATTCGTCGTTCTGTTTCGATTCGACAGGCGTGATTTTCGGAAGGCGGTCGGAACGATCGCGCACGAAATGACGCATGTTACGCAGTGGCTTTTTCGTAATCGCAACACGCCACTGACTCCGGACACCGATGAAGCCTACGCGTATCTGACCGATTACCTCGTCACGACAACGTTGCGGAGGCTGTATTGACCGACACTCGCTGCCAAGCCCGCCAGGAGTCGGACCAGATGCGCTGCGCCGCATGCGGCCTGCTTTGGGACACGAACGACCCGGAACCGCCTGTGTGCGGGCAACAGGTGCCTACGCAACCCGCCAAGCCGCGCGCCCTGGCGTTCTTCAACGAAGTTCAGCCGCGACGTTTCGTGTCCGGCCTTCCCGACTGACCACCAACGAAAGGACGACCATGCTGACGCTCGAACAATTGAACCAGAAACGCACCGTTCTGATCGCGCAGAAAGACCAACTCGCGGCCAATCTGAACGCCACGATCGGTGCTATCGCTGCCGTCGACGAACTGATCGACGAGGCCAGCCGCGGCGCTTCGTCTCAGGAAACCAAGCCGGGCAAGCGGGGCAATGGTCCGCCGCGTCCGACCGCACCGCCCAGTCATCGCCCCGTAGGATAGTATTTCGGACTTCGATTCTGACGCAAAAGGCCGCCTTTCGGGGCGGTCTTTTTGTTCTATTATGTGTTGACAGTTTGCAGAAATAGTTTAGATGTGGGGCATGCCAAGGCGCAAAGACGATCGGTCCACCACGATATATTGGATTTTCGACACGCGACTAAGCCCCGTGGGTGTGCCGTTTTATTGCGGCAAGACCGTCTTTAGTCTTTCGCGACGATTTAAAACGCATATTCGGGATGCCGTACGTGGTGCGGATCGACCTTTGCATTCCAGATTGCGCGAGTGCGGCGATTTCGTCTGCATTCAAGCGATGGAAATCGTACCTGCGACGCAAGATTGGACACTACGGGAAAAGCATTGGATCGCGATACTTCGACACGCTTTCGGTAGCGTGAACGTCGCAGACGGTGGTGCGGGACCGACCGGGTTCGTGCATCGAGAATCTACCAAACAGAAATTGCGTCGCAGCCTGTCGCCCGAAACACGGGCTAAAATTTCGGCAGCAAATAAAGGTCGGAAACAATCGCCCGAATGGATTGCGAAGCGAACATCGAAGCGCATCGGCATGCGTGCATCGGATGAAACGCGGGCAAAGATAGGCGCAGCACATCGCGGTAAGGAGATATCGAAAGAACAACGCGCAAAACTGAGTATTGCAGGAAGGGGCCGTAAACAATCAACTGCTGAAATCGAGCGTCGAACGGTAAGCCTTAAAGGTATGCGACGTTCTGCCGAAGTGCGTGCTCGGATGAGTGCTTCCGCAAAGTTACGATGTGCAAGTGGTTCTGAGCGGAACTCAAAAGGGCAATTCGTATGATCACTCTCCGTCCGAATCAGATTGAAGCTGCCGACGCTGTTGAAGCGGCGTGGCGCGAAAGGCTGTTGCGCCCGCTCGTCGATTCCTGTGTCGGATCCGGCAAGTCGTTGATCATGGCAGAGGTCGCGCGTCGCGCCGTCGCACGTGGTGAACGCGTCATCATCGGGGCGCATACGCGCGAACTGGTCGAGCAGAATGCCAAGGCATGCCGCCTGCTCGGCTTGCAAACGGGTATCAACGCCGCTGCACTTGGCGAGCGAACCTGGCGCGCTCCGGTCATCAGCGCCGCAATTCAATCGGTATATCGTCACGCGGTTTCGTTCGGACAGATTCAGAATTTATTGGTAGATGAATGCCATCTGATTCCTCATTCTGAATCTGGAATGTATCGCGAGTTACACCGTGCGCTCGGATATCCGCGTATGCCCGGATTTTCAGGAACCGTTTTTCGTCTGCAAGGCGGCTCATTGGTCGAAGGTGAAGGCGCACCCTTCGATAAGGTCGTCTATCGCTATGACATTCTGAACGGAATTCATGACGGCTATCTGGTGCCGGCATTCTCCGCACCGGCCGACGACACGATCGACACGACACGCCTCAAAACGCGTCAGGGCGAATACACCGCCGATTCGCAAGATGCGCAGATGATTGCGGCGATCGACAACCACATCGCGCAGATGCGCCACCACGGCGCGAATCGTCGTGCGTGGCTGTGTTTCGAGGCGTCGACCAAGGCCGCCCGTGCCATGACGCAGCGGCTCAACGAATGGGGTATTCCGACCGGCCTCGTGCTCGGCGAGACGCCTGCGGGCGAGCGTGCTGCGACCATTGCAGCGTTTCGAGCCGGTCGGCTGCGCTGCCTGGTCAACGTGGCGGCGCTGACGACCGGGTTCGACGTCCAAGAGGTCGACATGCTGGTCATGCGGCGCGCGACCAAGTCGCTCGGCCTCTATATCCAGATGACGGGTCGCCTGCTGCGCACAATCGGCGGAAGTATTGATTCGTCGATCGCCGCCGGCAAGGCGGACGGGCTTGTGCTCGACTTCGCCGGGAATATCGACCGACACGGGCCGCTCGACTTCATCCGCCCGCAGAATACCGCAGCGCGACTGGTATCGTGCGAGGAATGCGGGAAGCGGAACGCGGCAGCTGCGCGGAATTGCTGGTCCTGCGACGCGGTTATGACCAAGTTGTGTCCAGCGTGCCTCGAGAGTATCGCCAAACATCACTTGGATTGCCCGTGCTGCGGGCACGACATGCGCAAGCCCGCCGGCGATGGCGAGACAAAACCCCACAAACTGTTCGACACCCCGTCCGGCGCCGCGCTGATCGCGAGTTATCGCACGGGGACGGAACGCGCGGGCGGTTGGTTGCCGGTCCTGCGCGTGTTTGGGCGCGAGGAAGGCGCGGTTACGGTCGTCGCCGGGACGGAGCGATATGACCTGACCGGCGTGTTCGCTGACCATGCTCGCGCGGCACGGTGGTTGCGTGCGGATGGCGGCGCGGTGAATGCCCTCCTGCTGCCGAATGGCGCGTCGCGCACATCAGCAATTCAGGTCACAGCGGACGGCGCCATGCTTCCCGTGCCGATGCCCTCCGCAGCGGAGGTCGCTGCATGAACCACACCGTCATCGATATCGTCGCGCGTAGCGACGACGGGCAGGATCCGGCTCAAATCGCTGCGGCGCTCGGCGTGTCGCGCAGTTGGGTCTATAAAACACTGCGCGCGGAGCGGCCGCGGCGAAAACGGAAGGCACGCATTGCGACGAGCCAAAAGCGGGTCCAGATCGTCGGCTTGCGTGCGCAAGGCATCAAACCGGTGCGGATTGCGCAGTTGCTCGGCTGTACGCGGGCGTATGTGTATCGGGTGTTGAGTGAATAATTTTCGTTGACAGTTTTCATAAACTAGGCCATCCTGCCGGCACTTCCTTCGGAGTGCCCATGCCAAAGCCCATCCTGCCGCCTGACAAAGACGCTTTCACGAAATACGCGGCCGGTGTGCTTGCCGCCCACATTCAGAAATTCTGGCACGATCGCGGCGGCGCCGGGCATCTGGTGCGTGCCGAACGCTACGAGATTCCGGAAGCGCCCGGCCTGTGGGGCGTCCGATCGAACCTCGTCAACGGCCTGCCGCCACGGATGAAGTGGTCATGATCTTGACTCAGGTTCAATTCGACGTGCTCAAGCGCGCTTCGGCTCGCGGCGGTCGACTGCATCCCCTCCCGAACACAGTCGAAAAGCCGTTGGCGTCAAGCACTTTCACAAGTCTTCGTGAAAAGGGCTTGGTTGAAGATATCGGGTATGCGTTGTCTCACGTGACCGAAAAAGGGTGGCGCACGCTGTTCGCCGGTGAATCGGTTCCAACGAAGTGTGCAGCATGAAACCGCGCCGCCCCCGCGCGCTCAATGAAATCCGTAATCCGTGGTTACGGCGCGCGGCGATTATCACTCTTATGCCTCTGTTCGCGACTGCAGGTATCGTTCTCGGCACAGTCATCGCGTGGACCGATCTCGCTTCCGACATTCAAGAAGCATGGCGGGGTCCGCGTGGCCGCTAAGACACGTCGCAAACCGAAGCAGTCCAACAAGATCAAGCGGGCGCGCCAGCGAATGGCAGAAGCACCGCTTGCGCGCCTGAAACGCTCGCTGTCCATTTACGAGCATACGGCAGCTGACGAAATCGTGGCGGCGCACCACCTCGCCGCTGGCCTCCCCGCGCCACGCGATCCGGACCTGGGTATTCCATCGTCGGAACTGCGATCGGACGCCGCTGACGACATGGCCGCGCGTCGGTCGGACCTCTGTCGAGTCTATAGCCAGTGGACGTCGGACCTGCAGGGAACCATATATTTAGCGGTAGCGACCGCCGTGCTATTTGTGGAGCATGATCCGCGCCGGATTGACGAACTTCGTAGTCAACGTAAGGGCACGGCTAAGGCGCAACTCATCGCTGCCATTCGCCATTTTGCGGCACTTCGCGGTAATGTTCCAGCAGGGATTCGCGATTGGAAACTGCGATTTAGCGTTGACAGTTCACAGACGCGTTGACAAGCCGGGCACTTTGTGATAATTCTCAGGCAGGCTCGAAAATTGTGTCTCAGGCACCCTCCAAATCAATAATTCGCAAACCCTACGAGTTCGCGGCGGAGGCAGTTAATATCGGCTTCGATCCGGCACCCGGCGACCGTATTCCATTTCTCGAATGCCGTCGCTGCCATCGCCGATTGCCGCAAGACCAGTTTTGTCCGGTATCGCCACCCAAAACCGTCAGTTCTCGCGTCGCGCGGAACCGATGGGCCATTTATCTGCATCCTCATTGCGCGCGTTGTCGCACGCAGGCACGTGGGCAACATGTCGAACACGATCTTTATTCACCCACACTTGACGCGTATTTTGCTAAGTTGACGCTTGGTGCGCGCGGTGGTGCAACGGCCAGGGGCATCGCGTTCTTTCTCGATAAAGACGATGTTCTCGGCATGTTTCTTGACCAGCGCGGCGTGTGCTCGCTGACGGGTCTTGAAATGGACTGGAAAACGCCCGGTTCAAAGGGACGTAACGGTCGCAATTACAAAGCGCCAAGCATCGATCGGATCGACAGCAGCGGAAATTATGTGCTCGGAAACGTGCAACTGGTAATGCGAATTGCGAACATCATGAAGAACGATCTTCCGCAGGACATGTTCGTCGGTCTTTGCCGCAAGATCGCGGACCACAACGTTTCCCTTTAACCCTCCCGCCCGGCGCCGCATCAGCCGACCTGCCCGCAAGCCATTTGGCCGATTTTCATCAGGGGCAAGGCGTCGTCATGTTGCGCCGGACGAGAGTGTTTCCGATGCGAGGCCCGTACACCGCTGACGAGTTCCCGACAGGGTAGACCGGACGGAAGTGGTGTCTAAGCAAAAGGTGTCCTCTCGCTGCGATCGAGCCGGTTTGTCGCAGTGGCAATTCCAAGAGGTCAGCGGCCGCGCGTGCTCGGCTCCGCTCTGCGGGGGTGGCGCGTAGCGTTTGAGTCTGCGCGCGGCTGCTGGCGCCTAACGGAAGGCGGTGTGGCGGGATGCCCGCCGAAACCGACATGCCCGTTAAGCACACGGCGACTCAGCGGCTTTTTATCGTCAACAAGGTCGCCGCGTATTACACCGCGAACGAAATTGTCGGCGCGTTCAAGGTCGAGTTTCCGGACACGGATTGCGACGAACGCGACGTCCATGCCTGCGACCCACGGTATTCGCTGCTCGGTCCCGACGAGGTTACGGCATTCCGCAAGGCGCGCGAGGCGATGGCGGCCGAAATGGCGCGTCTTTGGCCAACTGCATCGGAAACCATGCGAATCATGCTGCTCGGCATGTCGCGCGATCACGAGGTGCAGCGCAACCGGAACGCGTTCGACCTGGCGAACAAGACGGCCGAAACCTTTGCCAAAATTGAGGCAGGGTTCTTCGTGCCGAAGGGTGCGGCCGCGACGAAGGAAGCGGATAAGCCGGAACCGGTGACGGAAATCGTGACCACCATCGTCGACCCCAAGCAGCCGGTGGCCGCGTAATGGGTCGGCAAATGCGCGATAATGTGGCGCGCGTGTTCGTGCCACTCCTGACCCCTGCCCGCTATAAAGGCGCGCATGGCGGTCGCGGTTCGGCGAAATCGCACTTTTTCGCCGGTGAACTGGTCAAGCGATGCGTCCGTGTTCCCGGCACGCATTGGGTCTGTATCCGCGAGGTTCAAAAGTCCCTCGCTCAATCGGCAAAGCGCCTGCTCGAACTCAAAGCCCGCGAATACGAAGTGGGCGGGATGTTCGATCCGCGCAAGACGGAAATCGTCACGCCCGGCGGCGGTCTGATCATTTTCCAGGGTATGCAAAACCATACCGCCGACTCGATCAAGTCGCTGGAGGGCTATGACGGCGGGTGGGTCGAGGAAGCACAGACGCTTTCGGCCACGTCGTTACGCCTCCTGCGTCCGACGCTCCGCAAACCGGAATCGGAACTGTGGTTCTCTTGGAACCCCAAGTCGCCGGAAGATCCGGTTGACGACCTGTTGCGCGGCGTGGAGAAGCCGCCCCGATCAATCGTCGTTGAAGCGAATTACATGGACAATCCATGGTTCGGCGAAACGACACTCGTCGAGGAAATGGAGTTCGACAAGCGGCGCGACAAGGACACCTACGAGCACGTTTGGCTCGGCGCGTATGAGCGCAACAGTGAAGCGCGCGTGTTCAAGAATTGGCGCGTCGAATGGTTTGAAGCGCCTACGCACGATGTGATTCTCTATGCTGGCGCCGATTGGGGGTTCTCAGTCGACCCCACGGTCATGGTGTTGTGCTTCATCGTCGGCCGCACGCTCTATATCTGGCGTGAGGTGTGGGCGCTTGGTTGCGAAATTGACCGCACACCCGCGCTGTTCGACACCATTGATCCGCTTTGGACGGTGGAAAAATCCCGCGATCCTCGCTGGCGCTCGCTCGCGCGGCGCGTGGCGATCGTCGCGGACAGCGCGCGGCCAGAAACCATTTCGTACATGCAGCGCAACGGCTTTCCGCGCATGACGGCTGCGGTCAAGGGCGCGGGTTCAGTCGAGGAAGGTATCGAGTTCCTGAAATCTTACGACATTGTGATCCACCCGGATTGCAAGCACGTCGCAAAGGAATTTCAGCGGTACTCGTACAAGATCGACCCGAAAACCGACAAGGTTACGTCGGCGCTCGCTGATCGCGACAACCACATTATCGACTCGGTGCGTTACGCGCTCGAAAGCGTGCGGCATGCCACGACCACTGACGTTGCGGAGCTTCGCATATGACCGACGCGCCCGACGTATCTACTGTCTCCACGGAGGCAGCGGCCATGCACATGGCTGCCGCGTTGCCGCGTGCGCTCATGGCTGGCACGAACGCCATGCGCGCCGCCGGCGAAACGTATCTGCCCAAGGAAGCGGCCGAATCCAAGGAAGCCTACAAGGCTCGCCTGGATCGGTCGTTCCTGTTCGGCGCCTATGCAAAGACCGTCGAGGATATGGTCGGCAAGGTGTTCACAAAGCCGATCGTTCTCAAGGAAGACGTGCCGTCGCAGATCAAGGATTTCGCCGAGAATATCGACAACGCCGGCCGGCACCTGAACGTTCTTGCACGCGACGCGATGCTGGACGCGTTCCAGCCGGGCGTCGGCTACTTCCTCGTCGATATGCCGCCGAAGGTGACGCGCGAGGACGGCAAGCCCGCCACGCGCGAGGATGAGCAGAAAGCGGGCATTCGGCCGTATCTGGTCTATATCCCCGCTGAACGCGTGCTCGGCTGGAAATCGCAGACCATACGCGGCGTCGAAACGCTGACTATGTTCCGGTTCAAGGAATTCGTCAGCGAGGACGACGGCGAATTCGCGACTAAGGACGTTGAGCAGATTCGTGTTCTCGAACTCGGTCGCTGGCGGACGTTTCGCAAGGCAAAGGGCGACGGCGGTAAGGAAGTTTGGGTCGAACACAAATCGGGCGAAACGTCGATCACCGACGCGATTCCGGTTGTGCCGGCTTATCTCAAGCGTCAGTCGTTTATGACCGGCGTGCCTCCATTCGCGAAACTGGCCGAACTCAACGTCGCGCACTGGCAGTCGTCCAGCGATCAACGGAACATTCTGCACGTCGCTCGCGTGCCGATCCTATTCATGGCCGGCTTTGACGCCGACGCTACGATCGAAATCGGCGCGTCCAAGGCGGTGCGGACGACCAACGGCCAAGCGAAAATGGAGTATGTCGAGCATACCGGTAGCGCGATCGGCGCCGGTCAGACCGATATCGACAAAATCGAGCAGCAGATGCAGGCGATGGGCTTGCAACTTCTGATCGACAAGCCCGGCGGTCAAAGCGCGACCGGCGAAATCCGCGACGACGCGAAAGAAAACTCGCCGCTCGCGATGATGGCGGATGCCCTTGGCGACGCAATCGAGCAAGCGTTCGCGTTCATGGCTGAGTTTATCGGACTCGGCAAGGACAAGGGCGGTTCGGTGGAAGTTAACACCGACTTCGGTCTGTCCAGCATGGACGTCCCGCAGGTCGTGGCGTGCTTCTCTGCAGGTTTGATCGACGCTCAGACGGCCGTTGACGAATTGAAACGCCGCAACTTCCTGTCCGGCGATGTGGACGCGGAAGTCGTGATGGAACGGCTCGCCAATCAGACGCGCCTTGAAGCAAAACAGGCGATGGAACTGAATGCCCAATCCTCCATCCCTGCCGCCGCGTAACGTTCTCGATCGCCCGAAAACCGGCACTTCGGCCAACGAAACATTGGTCGATTTGTACATGGAGCGGGCGATCGACTTGCTACGGCTTGAGGCCGGCACCCGCGACAAGGTGTTGGCGTTCCTGCACACGCTTGAGGCGGATATTGTCGCGCTGCTGGCCAAGATTGACCCGAACGGCATCGGTCAGGTCGCCGCGCAACGCAAACGTCTCGAAAAACTAAACGCGGAAGTCACCGGTTCAATTCGAGCGACCTATCGTCGTTCGGATACGCTGCTTGCTGCGGAAATTCGCGAAGTGATCGATATCGAGTCCACATGGACGGCGAGCGCTATCAACTCGTCAATCCATGTGGAATTCGCTGACGCGGGCTTGACCCGGCAGCAGTTGGAAACGCTTTCCTCGAATGTGCTCATTCAGGGCGCGCCGTCGAAGGAATGGTGGGGTCGTCAGGCGCAGGGGTTGTCGGATCGCTTCGCAGATGAAATGCGCCGCGGTGTCGCCCTTGGAGAGACGAACGATAAACTCGTCGAGCGTGTTCGCGGAACGCGCACGACCAAGGGCCTTATGGACCTGGCCGAAACGTCGGCGGAGCGCCTGGTGCGCGCGTCGGTGCAGACAGCCGCGAATGTCGGGCGAGAAGCGACCTACGAAAAGAATGCCGACCTGATCGCTTCCGTCGATTGGTCGTCAACTTTGGACACGCGCACGACCGAATGGTGCATGGTCCGCGACGGGTTGCGCTACACGCCGATCGATCACAAGCCGATCGACCATGATGTGCCATGGCTGGAAGGTCCCGGCCGGATCCATTGGGGTTGCCGTTCGACCAGCGTTCCACGCCTCAAGACCTGGCGTGAACTTGGGATCGATATGGACGAGATTCCGCAAACAACGCGGGCGTCCATGGACGGCCAGTTGCCTGCCGGCATGACGTTCGAACAGTGGCTCAAGAAACAGTCGCTCGAACGGCAAAATACGGTGCTCGGTGTCGGCAAGGCGGACTTGTGGCGCTCCGGCAAGATCACGTTTCGCGACCTGCTCGACCAGAATGGGCGGCCGCTGACGACCGAACAACTGCGCGCCAAGGCGTCGCGGAAGTAACCCCCGCCGCTGCCGCTTTCCACATTTGACGCGCGTCTGCGCGATCGCCCCCGCCTGCGGGATGCAGGTTCTAACAGCGAGATGCTGAAATGGCTTTGGACTTTGTTGTCGACTCTATCGATTCCGTGCCGGAGGCTTTCCGTGGTGAATATGCCGAGAAAGACGGCAAGTTTCACCTGAACGTCGCCGGCCTCGAAAAGACTTACGTGCCGCGGTCTGCGCTTACAGCCGCGAACAATGAAGCGGCACAGCGCCGGCACGCCCTGAACGCATGGGAAACGGCGGCGGGCGGCAAGACCCACGAGGAAATCGCGTCGCTTCTGGCCGATATCGATGCTGGCAAGGTCGGTAAGGGTGGTAAGTCGAAAGAAGAATTCGACGCCGCGCTTGCGCAGCACAAGACCGAGTCGGAACGGAAACTGACCGGTCTGACCCAAGAACGCGACACGGCGTATGGCGTGGCGCGCAAGGCGATCGTCGACGCGGGCCTGATCGGCGCGCTGACCAAGGTCAAGGCGACCTCCGAAGGCCTCGCCGTGATGCCGAAAATTCTCGGCGACCGTGTCGAACTCAAGTTCGAAAACGGCGAACCAAATATGAAAATCCTCAATGCCGATGGCAAGACGCCGATGATTGGCACCGGCGCTGACGGTTTCGCGACATTCGACGACCTCATGAAAGAGGTCGTCAAGCAATACCCGAGTCTTTTCGAAGGTTCGGGCGCAGGAGGCGGCGGGACGCCGTCGAAGGGCGGGAAGCCCGGCGAAAAGACCATCACCCGTTCTGATTTCGAAAAGCTCGGTCCAATCGAGCGCGCTTCGAAGGTCAAGGAAGGATTCAAGGTCGTCGACTAACCCCGCGGCTCGCCTTCCGGCGCCGCATTTTCCACGAGGACAAACTGACCCATGGCTATCCTTACTCTGACCGGCCTCGTGCCGGATATCTATGCGGCGATGGACGTCGTCGCTCGCGAGCAGATCGGTTTCATTCCGGCTGTCTCGCGCGATGCGTCGGCGGTTCGCGCCGCGGTCGGCGAAAATGTGCGTTCGCCTGTTGTCGGCCCGATGCAGGCGGAGGACTTGACCGTGACCAACGTTGCGGCCTCTGCTCCGGCGCAGACCATCAACTACGTCGACATGCAGATCACCAAGGCCCGTTCGGTGCCGTTTGGTATCACTGGCGAGGAAACCAAAGGCCTGCAGAACGCCGGCACGCTCGGTCAGATCAACCGTGACCGCATCGCGCAAGCGCTCCGCACTCTCTCGAACGAAGTCGAGTCCGACCTGGCCGCCCTGCACATCAAGGCGAGCCGTGCGGTCGGCACCGCTGGAACGACCCCGTTCGGCACCGCCGCTGACCTCTCCGATTTCGCCAACTCGGCGACGATCCTCGAGGACAACGGCGCGCCGAAGTCGGACTGGCATATGGTGCTCGGTTCGGCCGCCATCGCGAAAATCCGTGGCAAGCAGTCAGGCTTGTTCAAGGTGAACGAAGCCGGCACCGACGACCTGCTGCGGAACGGTGCCATCGGCCGCGTGGAGAACTTCGACGTCCACAACTCCGACAAGGTCGCGCGTGCGGTTGCGGTCGGCACGGGTGCGTCGGCAACGACCGATAACGCCGGCTACGCGGTCGGCGCGACCGTGCTGACGCTCGCTTCGGCGGGTACTGGCACGATCCTCGCGGGCGATATCATCACGTTCGCGGGCGACACCAACCAATATTTGGTGGTGAGCGGCGATACGGACGTGTCGAACGGCGGCACGATCACGATTGCAGAACCGGGCCTCAAGGTTGCTATGTCGGCGGCCACCAAGGCAATCACCGTCGTTGCGGCGGCGACCCGCAATATGTTCTTCCAGCGGTCGGCGATCCAGCTCGCCACTCGCGCCCCGGCCATGCCGGAAGGTGGCGACGCTGCGGACGACGTAATGGTTGTGCAGGATCCGGTTTCGGGCATCGCCTACGAATTCTGCATTTACAAGCAGAAGCGTCAGGTTCGCTACGAAGTCAACTTGGCATGGGGCGTGAAGATGATCGCTCCGCGTTACTGCGGACTGCTGCTCGGCTAAGGCGCCGCGGCTCCATCGTTGGGTTCTACAGACGGCCCGGTGCATCCGGGCCGTTCATAGAGTCCACCACCGCAAGGAGAATTGCGTGTCCGATATCTGTCCTACCGTGAAAATCCTGTCGACGCATCCGGAGTCGCAAGGTCCGTTCGTCGAAATTAACGCCTCCGATTTCGACAAGAGCAAGCACGAACTCTTTGTCGAAGCGCCGCCGGCATTCGTTCCGCCGCCTCCGCCCGGCAACCCGCCTCCGCCCGGCCCGCTCGACGGCCTTCCGGCCGATTGGAAGGAAAAGAGCAAGACGGATGACCTGAAAGCGATCGCCGCTGCCGTCGCCGGTCGCACCGTCGAGAACCGCAAACAGGCGGTGGAAGTGATCGAAGAGGCGCTTGCCGCCAAGCAGTAACGAGGCCGGGGTATGGCGGACCTTTCCATTCGAGCCGTGGATATCAACGACGATGACGTTGTCGACGAAATCCACGCGCTCGACCGCCTTGCCTTCCTCGAATCTGCCCCGCCGATCAAGCCGGAAACCGGGCACTGGTGGCTCGCGTTTTCCGGCGATCGACCCGTCGCATATGGCGGCTATATGCCTGCCGCGACGCACGTCGGCATGGGCTACCTTTGCCGTGTCGGTGTACTTCCCGAATTCCGCGGTCACGGATTGCAGCGTCGCTTTATCCGCGTGCGCGAGGCGCATGCTCGCCGCACCGGTTATGCCGGTCTTGTGACCGATACGACGGCCAACCTGCCGTCAGCGAACAACCTCATCCGTGCCGGGTTCGTGCTGTTCGAGCCGAAGGCGCCGTGGGCGTTCGCAAACACCCTGTATTGGCGAAAGGTGTTCTGATGACCCTGATTGTCACCCCCGGCGCGCCTGACGCGGATTCCTACACTGCGCTCGCTGACGCCGATGCCTATTTCACGGCGCGCGGGATCGCGACATGGACAGGCACCGACGCCGTGAAGGAACAGGCGCTCCGGCGCGCGACGACCTATCTCGACAACCAGTACCGCAGCCGATGGGTCGGTGTGCGAGTGAACGAGACGCAGTCGCTCGCATGGCCGCGCCAAGGGCGATGTGGCGCGGTTCTCTATGACAGCGACGATTTCCAGATCGCCGCCGACGCAATCCCGGTCCAGCTGCGCGACGCCTGCATTGAGGTCGCGCTATTGACCTTGACCGGCGTCGTGCTGGAACCGCGCCTCGAGCGCGGAGGCCAGGTCAAGAGCATCGGCAAGAGCGTCGGCCCGCTCCGCAAGGACGTCGTCTACATGGACGGTGCGCCGGTCATGGATCGATTGATTGTGGTTGAAGGGCTGTTACGCGGACTGGTCACGTCCACGCCGGGCGCCAGTGCCGGCAACGTCAATCTGGTGCGGGCCTGAGCATGGCGGACGCTTTCGATTATCTCGAATCCCGCACCGATGCCGACGAACTGATCGCGGAATTCGGTCAGGCGGTGGCACTCCGGCGCGCGACCGACAGCGGCCCTGCCTGGGAGCCGACACAGACGACGACCGATTATGCAACGCTCGCTGTGATCCTCGATTACACGGCGCAGCAACGCGCCGCATCGAACCAACAAGCCGGCAGCGCTGACAACGTGTTGATGACTGACCGCCGCGCCTTGGTCGCGGCCGGGCCGCTCGTCGACGCCGGCGTGACCAACATCACGCCGCCCGACGCGCTCGTGGTGGGCGGCGTCGCGGTGCCGATCGTTCGCGCCGTGACCCTCGCGCCGGCCGGCACGGTTGTCATGTTCGACTGCCAGTTGCGTTTCTGACCATGGCGGACAGCATCTTCGCTCTGCAGATCGCAAAATTCGTCGAGAAAGCCAAGGGCAACGCGGACCTGGTGGTGCGTAAAGTCGCACTCGACTTGTTCTCGCGTGTCATCACGAAATCGCCCGTCGATACCGGACGATTCAAGGGCAACTGGCAAGTCGCTATCGGATCCATTCCGGCCGGAACAGTCGAAATCAACGACAAAGCCGGCACCGCTACGATCGCCAAGGTGACGGCCGAAGCGCTGAACATGCGCGCTGGCGAGGTTATTTATCTGGTCAATAACCTACCCTATGCGCGCCGGCTCGAATACGGCCATTCCAAACAGGCTCCGGCCGGCATGGTTCGCATCACGATCGAGGAATTCAACGCCGCGGTGAATAAGGCAGCGAATGAGGTTCCGAAGTGAGCGAGCCGATTGAAGTCGAAATTCTCAAGGCGCTGTTGACGCAGTTGGGAACATTGCCTGACACGCCGGTCGCCTCGCCCCTGGTCGCGTTCACGCCGCCGACGTCGGGGCCGTATCTTGAAGCGCATCCGGTCATGCGCGCGGAGCCGGATCGGCTTGGGCTTGCTTTCACGTCCAGCAAATTCAATCGCGGCGTTTTCCAAGTCGACGCCGTGGTCCCCGACAATAAAGGCGAGGCCCCCGGCCTCCGTCTCGCGGCCCTAGTCGCCGCACGATTCGCAATCGGCACTGTGCTCGTAGCGGGAAGCTACCGGCTGCAATTCCTGAAAGAGCCGACTATCGCCGCCGCGGTAAAGGATGCGCCGTGGGTCAGGTTTCCCGTGAGCATCCCTTATCTGCTGATCAACTAAGGAGTCCACGCAATGGGTGCTTCCGTTTCGACCGGTCTGTCGCTCTATATCGGCACGACCGCCGTTGACCCGACGACCGACACCTACACCGAAGTCGCGGAAATCGTCGAGGTTCCGGAGTTCGGCCGCGAGTACAGCAAAATCGAATACAATCCGATCAAGCTGCGCGGCGTTCAGAAGTTCAAGGGTGGCTATAACGATGGCAGCGTGCTTGTCAGCCTTGGCAAGAATCTGAGCGACGCCGGTCAGGCTGCAATGCTCGCCGCCTCGAATAGCGATTCGCAATACAACTTCAAGATCGTCGCCAACGACGCGGCACCGGTCGTGTCGGCAGTCGCGACGATCACGATCGCTTCGCCCGGTGTGGTGTCGTGGAACAACCACGGTCTGCCTGCCGGTACTGCTGTCAAGTTCTCCACGACCGGTACTCTGCCGACCGGTCTGACCGCCGGCACGACTTATTACGTGTGCTCCGGTGCGACGCTGTTGACGAACAGCTTTGCGGTGGCGACCTCGTTGTCCAATGCGCTCGCGGGAACGGCTGTCAACACCAGCAGCACGCAGACCGGGACGCATACGGTTACGACTGTGCCGGCCGGATCGCAGCAGATGCTCAAGGCGCTCGTCATGACGTTCAAGACCAATTACGGCCAGAAAGATGCCGTGGTCATGGCGACGTCGCTGCTCGAAATCATTTCCGGGTCGATTGCGGATACCCCGCGTCTGCCCTGATTTGTTGACAGTTCGCAGTAATTCTGCCACACTGTGAACTGCCCTCCACGCCTCGCCCTTCGGTGACACGCCCGTCGCCGGAGGGCTTTTTCGTAACCCCGCGAGGAATTCAATGCCTGTCCAGCCCGGCGACGTCGAAATCACTCTGAACGGCGAGGCGCACACGCTGCGCTGTACGTTGCGCGCAGCAAAAACCGTCAATGCCTACTTCGGCGACTACCCGACCGCCTTTCGCAAGATTGGCGAACTCGGGCAGGACGCGTTCTTCGTCGTGATCGCCGCCGGCTTGAACAAGAAAGTCAATGAAGTCGAGGAAGCGGTTTACAGCACCGGTCTACCGCCACTGGTTGACCCGTTGCTTGAATACATCGGTCTGCTCGCGAATGGCGGCAAGCCCGTTCAAGAGGAAGGCACCGCGCCGGTGGGGGAGTCCTAACCCGGTCGGAATATTACGACCGGTTGCTTATGGACGGCATGGGTTGGCTCGGCTGGACTGAGCAGGAAACGCTCGACACGACAATTCCTTCGATCGAACTCGCCATGCGCGGTCGGATCGAAATGTTGAAAATCACTCACGGCAGCGGAACGCAACCAGCGTCAGAACCCGTGCCGCCTGACCCGCAAAAAGTTTTTGCCGTGTTTCGCGCCGCTGGCGCACCGAAATAGTCACCGCGATCGCCCGCTTTGACCCCGCAAGGGGTCGCCGCTGGTGTGTCTTGTTGGGATTGAAATGGCAGATATCGCGACCCTTGGTCTGAAAATCGATTCGAGCGATGCGGATAAAGCATCGCAAGACCTCGACGCACTCGCGACTTCCGGCAAGAAAGCAGAAGATCAACTTACAAAAATTGAGCGCGCCGCAAGTATGGGCGGTCGTGCTACCGAAGGCTACAGCGAAGCTCTTGCCGACGCTTATGGTATCACATCGAAGCTTTCCGATGCACAAGTCAAGGCGATTCGCGCGTTTGAGGATTTGATTGCTCGGACACAACTGTCCGGAAGTGAACTGACCACTTATAACGCACTCCGCGCGACTTCTACCAAGGCAGATAGTCAAGCCGCGACGGTAATTGCAGACCTTGCGCGCACGTATCACGACCTAGCTGAGAGTCAAAAGAACGCCTCACTCGCAGCGAAAGAAAGCGGAAGTGCCTTTAAATCCGATTTGGAAAGCCGCCTTGGCATCGGCAAATCTGCGACTTCCAACGGAGCAACCTTTTCAGCACTCCAAGAGCAAGCAAAAAAGCTGGACATGATCGACGCGGCTCGAGCGAAGCAGAATGCTTCGTTTGCTCAGAGCCAGATCAATGTTGCGCTCGGGATCGATCGCGTAAGCAAATCTGCGAAAGATTCGGCTTCCGCCTTTGAAGAACTATTACCGCCAATCGAAAAGGTGAATCGCAGCGGAACTAATCTCGCGAACACCCTGACGAAACGTTTCGTCATGGGGTACTTAATTTCGCAAGCAAAACAAGCGGCTGCGGCGGTAGCGGAACTGAACGACAAGATCGCCCGCACCGGCGATATCGGCAAATTGACCGGCCTTGGATCCGGAAACGTTCAGGGCATTATTTCCGCCGCGGGAACGAAGGGTATCGACAACAATGCCATGTCGTCGGCGTTGGTGGCGTTCAACCAGCAAATTCCCTTGGCGAAAGCCGGCGTTGGCGAACTCGGGCAACTGCTACGGGCGAATAAAGTCACCGTATCCGACACGGGCGATGCCTTTTTTAAAGTCGCGGACCTTGTCGCTCGCACAAAGAACGATACCGCGCGCATGTCCATCCTGCAGCAAGCAGGTTTGCCCGCCACCATGGAAATGGTGCGGTTCATGTCGCAAGGCGCCGATGCGATCAAGCAGCAGATCGACCAGACGTCGAAACTGTCGGAGTCGCAAGTTCAAGCAGCGCAGCGCGTGCGCGATGCGTGGCAAACGTATTGGCAGCAATGGAAAGACAGCGCTACCCTCGCCATCGCTGATGTGCTCGGCAAATTGGGCAACCTCGCCCGAGCTGCGCGAAATGCTACGCAATCCGGTCGCGAGCGTCGCGTCAATCAAGGCGTGGTCGATGCCGTAAACGGAATCCGCGGTCAGGGTGCTACACCCAATAGCCTAGTGAGTGGCGCTTTTGGCGCGCTCGGCAATGGTCCGTCTGGCAGCGACTCACTTTTAACAGCGCTGCAGAACCGCGCAAAGCAAATGTCCGGTCAGGGTGACACCCGCGACTGGGCTACCGAAAAGGCAATCCAGCAAGACCGGATTTCCAAAGCGCAGCAGTATCTCGGTCTGCTCGGCGCCACCACGACGGCCACGGAAGCGCGCCGCGCCGTCGAACTGCAGTTGGCATCTGCCGGTCTGAACAACGTCGGTATCGATTCTAAGCGCGCGGAACTCCTCAAGCAACTGGCCGAAGAACAGAATCTCGGCACTCTTGCTCTGAAGGCGCAGACGGACGCACAGCGCGTCGAAGCGGAAACGATCGGCATGTCGGTCGGTGCCGCACAGGCGTACACCGCCGAACAAAATCTCCTGAACGAAGCGAAGCGAAACCACAAAGAACTGACTGACGCAAACCGCGCTGCGATCGCCGCAGAGGCGCAGGCGCTTGGCGATGCCGCGCAGCGTGCGGACAATATGCGGTGGGGTTACGAAAACCTCGTCCGCGGCCCGTTGCAGACGCTCCAAAGCCAACTGGCGAACGGTGCCAAGTTCTTCGACGCTATCAAAGCGGCCGGCATGAGCGCGCTGAATAGCATTGCGTCGAAACTGATGGACATGGCCAGTCAGGGCTTATGGCAGGCGGCGTTCGGGGGAAGTCGGAGCGGAGGCGGTCTGTTATCCTTACTCGGCATCGGTGGCGGCGGTGAATTGCCAGGATGGGGAACCAACTCATTCGTTGGTCCGCTGCCGGCCGGCGGCGCCCACAGCGGTAAAGGTCCAGGCGACCCGTGGACATTCGTTCGCAATGTTGACCCCGCAGTATTCAACAACGCTCCCCGTTTCCACACCGGCATCGGCCCCGGCGAGCGGGCGGCGATCATTCGCAACGACGAGTCCGTTCTGACCCCTGGTCAAATGAAACAACTCGCGCCGGTCGGATCCGGCAAGCCGAGTGTTTCAATCACCAACTACAACGATTTTCGCGGCGCCGATCCCGGCAGCGAAGCGCGGATCAAGGCTTACGTTGACGACAGCAATCGCCGCGCCGTTGAACAGGCTGTTCAAGCCGTTTCCAAAAGTTTTCGCTCCAACCCTGCCTATCTTGGATCGCGTCAATGAACCGGGATTTCCCGATCGAATGGTACGATTATATTGTCGGCGGAAAATTCCGACTGCGATCGGCGTCGTTGTTTTCCAACCGACCTTGGGCGGGCGGACAGAACGTCACCAAGCCACATACTAAGGCTTGGCTGACGGACATTACGCTGCGCCCTGCCCGCGACCCGCTCTTGCAAGATTTCAAGGCGTTCTTCTCAAGCCTGGACGGGCGATCGGGTATCCTCCGGTTATCAGATGCCACCCGGTTCATGCCTTGGGCGGATCGGCAATTGTTGCTTTCTCAAAACGCGCCGTCGTATTTCTCTGACGGATCGCGGTTCACCGATGGGTCCGGATTCGCGAATGGCTTCCTTCCTCCGAATGTGTTCGTGAACTCGGCTGCTGCGCTCGGCTCTAACTACCTCGTCCTGGCAGGGTTTCCCGCCTCCACGCAAAACGTGTTGCGCAATGGGGATTTGCTTGAAATCAAGCCGAACGGAATGCCTGCAAGTTTCCCGCATCTTTACGAGGTGCAGACGCCGTCCGATTCCGACAGCCAAGGTCGCGTCGGCATTTATCTGACGTGGCAACTGCATGCGGACGTTGCGGCCAGCGATACTGTGAGTTTGCGATTCCCGTCGACCCTGTTCCGCATGACAACCGACGACCAGTTCGAATTTGAGGATTCGGGCAGCGGCATCGGTAGCGGTGGCGGGAGCTTGTTCGAAGCGCTGGATTTAGTGCCGTGACAAAGCCTCTCACCGACCGCATGGCGGCGGCGATGCTCAACGGTGGCGCTCGCGCTATCTTCGCCGCGATCGAGCACCCTGACGGAACGGGCTATTTCTGGAACGGCATCGGTTCGAAAGTTTGGAACGGCATCACATGGCGCGGATCCGGCGCACTCGGTTCGGTGACGCCGATCAAACAATCGAGCGAAATCGCAATTCAAGAACTCTCGTTCCAACTGAACGGAATTGACGCTGAAACCGCAGCGCGTCTAAGCGGCGACGTCCGCAACCGCAAAGGCACTGTTTGGCTCGCGTGCTTGGACGACACCGGCCAGGTCGTTCAAGCACCGTATCTCATTGCCGACACGCTGCTTGACCATCAAGCGATCGAATATGCCGACGACGGTTCGGCCGTAATCACGATCACAGCGTATTCCGGATTTTTTACGCTGGATCGCGGAGTAGACGAGGCGTGGACCCCGGAAAGCCAACGCCTTCGTTTCCCTACGGACGTTGGCCTGGACATGATCCCCGGCCTTCAAAAACAAGACCTCCAGTGGACGCCAACATGAACCGCGCCGCGCTCGAAACCGCAGTCGTCAATGCGATGACCGCCGCATGTGAAAAGGAAATGCAGTGGGGCGTTGACGACTGCACGCTGTGGTGTGCGAACATCATTCGGAATACGTTGGGTTATGATCCGGCGAAAAATGCTCGAGGACGCTACAAGACGCGAAACGGCGCGCGTCGATTCCTTGGCACCGCTGGCCTGAAAGGCGCACTGACCAAGGCGGCACGCCGTCACAAATGGAAACGCATCAATCCGGAATACGCCCGTCCCGGTGACGTTGGCCTTGCGTGGACGACGGTCGAGGTGCGCGGGAAGCAAGTTACGACGCTCGCCACGATGATTTGCCGGGCGCCGGGATGGTTCGTTGGTCGAAATGAACGTGGGTTCACCGCCATCAATTCGAACATGATTGTCGCGGCTTGGTCCGTGCTTGATGACGCTCATCCGGGACCGCGTGTTCGTTTCCATTCCCACAAACGTCAACTCGTACCGACGTCGGCCGTAAACCATGAACCGGTATCGATCGGCATCGCTGTTCTGAGTGCCATCGGTATCACCGGGACTTCCGCGGTGGTGGCCGGCATCGTTGGCGGCCTTGTGCTCATGACCGTTTCGGTCGGTCTGTCTCTCGTCGCTTCTCTCTTGCAGCCTCATAAGGGCACCGGCTCAATTGACAGCGCCCTGGCAGACTCTTCGGTGGCGCAATCGGTGCAAATTACCGAACGTCAGTCGATTCCGTATCGCCGCCACATTCTCGGTGGCGCCTATGTTGGCGGCGCTCTGTTTTTCGAGCAGGTCAAGCCGCCCTATTTGACTCTCGGAACTCTGTTGGCCGAAGGTGTCGTCTCGGGAATTACCAAGGTGGTGGTGGGCACCAACACAATCGCGTTTCCAAGCAGCATCGTCGAAAACCAGATTCTCACGCCGGTAAACGTCGACGGTCAGCCGAACTACGAAAACCGCCTCGCCTCCAGTTTTCGGTTTGGCCAAACGAACCAGACAAAAGACGCACTTATTGCGGCCGATTATCCGAACATCGATGCAGAGTTCCGTCAGCGCGGAATTGCAACCGCCGTCATGCGCTATCATTTCGGCGCCAATCAAGACGAGTTCTTGCGATTGTGGGGTCAGGTATCGCGGCCGAACGCGTATTATTTCGTAAAGGGGGAACGCGTATATGACCCGCGCGATCCGAATCATGTTCGACAACCCGATCGTGCCGACTATCCGGTCCCGGCCGATTACGACGCTGCGTTCGAATCTGCTCGCGCGACATGGTCATGGACCAACAATGCGACACTCCTCCAGGCGCATTATCTCGTCCAAGAATGGGGTGGA